ATTGCTGAACTGTCAGTAGTGCTCATCACACTGCCTGTAAACTCAAATGCTCCCAGGTTTAAAGCACCAACGTCCAACCCTAGTGCAGTGTATAATTCTGTAAAGTTAGCATTGATCTTTTGAAAAGATGCCCGGAGACTATCACCTCTATTGTCGTTGGGTGATGTTCCTACATTGATCGTTTGTTTTGTCATTCTGCGCTCCGTTATAAGGTTCTTTTAATTCTGGGTCTAGGATAAACCGATCCCGTTGTGGGTCTTGGTTTATAATTGATTTTTGGAAATACATTGCCACTGGTCTCTCGTTCTTTTTTGTAAAACAAATATAGGTTAGGCGCACCTTGTAGATCTTGCCCATCTGTTGGGCCACCCGAAGTTGCTGTAAGTTGTCCTGATTTGGCAATGGCAGTTATATAGGCCTTGGCTCTTTCCTGATTCATGTCCGGATATATTTCTAATGCACAGGCCAACACACCGCATACCTGCGGGCTAGCCATTGACGTACCGCTGTACTTGCCAAGAAAATAACTGCCATTTCTGGGATCTTGGACACCACTGGGCAATGCACTAACGATATATGTGCCCGGTGCAAATAGATCAACGCCTGCACCACAATCACTAAACTGCACCTTCTGGTCAATTTGAATAGTGTCGATGGCACCTACGCATATTGCCGGTAGATTGTGTGTGCCTGCGGCTAGGGTGTCGTTGGCTGTAGGGCTAGTACCACGCATGTAGTAATAAGGATTGGCAGTACTGGCAGGATATCTAGAACCCATTTCAAATGTGTTATTCCAATCAACGCCACCTGGAACATCGTGTTTCCAACGTCCGTTGCCCGCAGCCCCAACCATAACAATGCCTTCGCTGTACAGGTCTTCAATGTCGTCATCGCAGGGAGGTACTCGTACAGGAATACGTTGTCCGCTGATAAATCCCCAAGCATTAAGTTGTGTGGTTGTAAAACCACCGCCTGTAGTTTTAGCACTATTAACCCCAACCTGAAGATCTATTTGACTAGGCGCATTCTCGTAGAACGTCCACTCACACACCATTGTGGGACTGCCCACAGTTCCGCCGGTAGTTGATGTTCCTTCTTGTCTTACTCTAAATGTTCTGTTAGGACTAACACCTTCGGTACCGTAGTATATTCTTTGTACAGAATTATCTTGAGCACACCACATGATTTTAGGCAATGCTGGATTGGTAATGCTAACCCCACTCCATACAGTTGAGCCATTGCCAAACGTTAGATAAAAGTTTGTGCTGGGATATATTGCATTGTGCGTAGTGCCTAAATATGTAATAGCAAACGGTAAAGCCAGTGACCAATAGCCATCATCGTTGCTGCCCACGGTAGGAGTAGTTGATGCTGTTAGACTTGCGGCCCCTAACAAACTAGGTGTAATGCTACTAACAGCGGCCGCTTCACTGCCGCTTGGAGTTTGTGTAATTGTACACAGCATGGCAAATGCCGTTAAGGGATTACTGGCCTGACTAACATCTAATGCTGTTGTATAGGTAATGGTATATGCGCCAGTGGTCGGCAGTATTACATCTTCATCAATGACAGCACTAACATCTCCCCCTTCAATTGAGATAAACGGTCCTTGACTAAATGATGTTATCACAGAGTTATCGCTTTGTCTAACAATCTGTATGCCCATGGACAAACTGGTCTGTCCTGTTTGACCGCCTGAAGCAACATCATTTTTAACTCTTATTGTGGTGTTATTACCTGTAGTAGTTAATGTTATTGTATAAGTTGCATCCGGTGGTGTTATTCCTAGTAGATATGCTGACTGATTTGATTCAAGAGTCCATGATGCGGGTTTGGTATTAATGGTTCCGCCAGTGGCACCTACTGGGCCTAAAGTGGTTATTCTATTACCAAAATTTTCCAAACCTGCCAAATTTGCCAATCTAGTTGAACTTGTACAAACGCCACTGGTTCCAAGAAAGGTAGTGGCTCCTCCTGGAGTAAATCTTGTTCCGCGATACGTGACTGCGGTAATGTCAGTTAACGACCATTCGTTGGGAAATATACTCATGCCCCAACTGTTGTTTACAATTGTGGGATTCTTTCTACCAATCGCAGGGTTAACTGCCTTGTTTCTATGAAAGGCTCGTATGTAATCAAATACCAAACTGAAATTAGGATAGGTATTACCAGTGTCGTAATACAAACTATAAATTGTAGAGTCTCGAGCCCAACCTTGTGTATTACCTGCCACGGTGCCTGCCACGTGCATGGCATGCGGGTCAAGCAATCCTAGATTGTATGTGCCAACAGCACCGCCGGTGACTTCTGGATTGTGTTGGAACCAATTGTAGTTTAGTGCTCTTGATCCGCCTGTGCCGTCCACATTAACAGCAAACTCGGGATGTGCCTGTATTGGCAGTCCGGAGTCGCAGATTACAACATCAACATTGCGTCCAGTTTGTGCCAGTTCAATTGTGCCAGTCTGCGCCGCGGTGCCAGATCCGTTGCCTTGATAGCCAGTGCCACCCCATCCTGCACGTTGTTGGCCTTCAGTGCATCGTAACAAAGCCCAGTTTTTCATTGCAGAGGAAGTGCTGTTTGATTTGTCCCAAGCAGAACTAGTCTGTGTAGTTGCATTGGTACCGGCTTTGATGCCTAATTCGTCTGGATGTATGGTCACTGACTTGACTCTAGAATCACTTTTTAATTGATCAGCTTCCCAATCAGCTAACCTATAAACAGTATTCCTGCTCATGGGTCTACGTTCTAGACATTCAACATCACGCTGTATTTCGGTATTAGGCGGCGCTTTGCCTGCTGTTTCTAATTCTTCATAGATGGCACCGAGGTCATTGTGGTCATACACTGTGACAATGTACTTTCTAGTCTGTATGTAAGACAGCATTTCTGACATATTATGCCTCTAATTGTACAGCGGTTAATGTAACAGTAATGGTAGTTGTCCCGCCACTCTTGTTGGTCACTGCTAATTGTATATTTGTATCTGGAACAGTTTCGTTGCTGAATCCCAATGCGCCCGGACTGATCAAAATAGTTTGTGCGCCAGTGGTAATCACTTCGGCTACAACACCCGAACCTGGAGTTGGGTCAGCGCCTTCCACTCTAGTTGCATCTGCTGTTCTACTAGTTGTGTCTGTATAAATTCTCACCCACGCAGCAGCTGATGTTTGAATTTTATAAAGCATATAACCTTTGTATCCAACAATGGTCAAGTTGCCTGTTGCTGAATTTGCTAGGCTTGCAGTTGTTGCTGCAACTGCGGCTCTTGCTGCTAGGGTACCACCGCCACCACCTGATATTGTTCCCGGCAACCATTTGCCGCCAGACGAACTCCACACCAGTGTCTGCCCATTTGTAGGTGCACTGGTAGTGGTGTCAACGTCGCTTAGAGCGTCAATGCTGGTCACAGAGTAAGCAGCAGGGATAGATGGTAATCCACTCAATGAACTGTATGTACCAGAAGTGGCCACAGCAGCCAGTGTGGGTCCTGTGATTGTGACTCGACCTTCACCGTCTGTGGTTGTGGTAATTCCACTGGCACCTTGAAAGCGCAGTGTTTCACCATTGCTAATCACTCGCTGTGTGGAGTCATCACCGGCCACGCTGAATTCATAATTGCTGGTGCCGCCCCCGCCTACTCCACCTGATGGTACTGGTCCCCACGTGACTTCATATGTTGCAGGATTGTAGTATACAGTTTGCGGTCCAGTGACTTCTCTAATTGGGTTAACATAAAATCCAGCTGCTGCGCCGTTGAGTGCAATACCGCTGGCATTAATAACAATTGAGTTAGCAGCTTGGCTGGTTGCTCCTGCTGCCTTACCGATTGCCACGGCATTAGCACCTTGTCCAGTATAACCAGCAACATCGCCAATAGCCACTGCACTGGCACCTTGATTGGTTTGACCAGCGCCTATTCCGACTGCTACGGCATTACTTCCTTGCAAACCTAAGCCACTACCGGTACCAACAGCTACAGCGTAGCTGCCTTGATCGTTTTGACCAGCGTTGGTACCAACTGCAATAGCACCTAAACCTTGAGTATCGTAGCCAGCATCTCTTCCAACAGCTACGGTATTTTCTGCTTGTGCAATTTCACCTGCACCTGCACCTAATCTTATTTGTGGTTCAGAAGTACGTAAACTTGATGTTGCAACAGGACCAACTACCGTGCCAGTAGCACCGTTGATAATCAGTGTAGACGTATCTGAGAATACTGAACCTTTCAAATAGGTCACATCAAATGTGATACTATCGCTGACTGCGTTTGTGGTTAACTGTATGCCTTCACCTGCTACCAACACCAAGGTGTCTGTACTATTGTCAGCTAGTACAGATGATTGACCACCTACTGCAATAGAGGTAAACCCAAATCTAGTATTTGTGACAACCACAGTACCGGTACTTTGATTAATTGAAATGCCATCGCCTGCCGATATAGCAGTAACGCCAGTGTTGGACAATGTAATAGAGCCCGTAGCAGCACTTGCACTTAGTCCTACTCCAGATACCGCAAAGCTGGTCACACCTGAGTTGGTAAATGTAATTGAGTCAGCACCAGCATTAGTAGTGATACTGACACCAGTACCATTGACCAAGGTTAGGGTATCTGTTGGAAGGTCAGCCACCACATTGGATTGTCCACTCACTGCTATGGTTTGGAATATGTTCTGGGGCACACTGGGCGCAGCATTGGTAATTCGAACCGTGCCAGGTGTGCTGGTGTCGAGAGTAATGCCCGATCCCGGGTCAGTGATCACACTGACTATACCGGTATTGGCAATAGTAATGTTGCCAGTTGCTCCGCTAACACTGATACCATAGCCTGCAATGGTCGACAATACACCTGCATTAGTAATTGTTACATTGCCTGTAGCACCGCTCACTGTGATACCTGTGCCAGCAGCATTGGTTAACACGCCGCTGTTGGCAATGGTCAGGGTGTCTGTGCCGGCCGTAGTGGTCAATGCAATACCACTACTAGCCGCAATGGTTAAAGTATCAGTTCCGGTATCGGCTACAATATTGGCCTGGCCGGCTACCGCAATAGTTTTAAAATAACTTTCGTCTAGTGCTAAACTACCAATGGTAGATCCTGCAGGTAGATTCACTGCACCCGCAGTTGATGTAATCACCGCTGTGCCTAAGTGTATAGAACTGCCACTAAGGTAAATGTCTCTCCACCGTTTGGTCGGGGATCCTAAATCGTAAGTTTCATTTGCACCGGGACTGATATCAGAGTTTAGTGATGTTAGATCCACTGCTCCAGAACTACCGGCACTTATGGTAAGATATAGTTCTGTGAAGTTGTCATTTATTCTATTAAATGCTTCGTCGACCGTACTCCACAGTATCGGAGCAGAACCTGAATTTATTGTTTGTCTAGACATTATGTTCTTCCTACGGCAACTTCAACAGTGCCAATATGATCTGAATCGTAATCAACCAAAGATTTTCCTATGATCGTGCCAGCTTTAACATCACCCGTTGCGGATATTCCCACACCTGGTATATTGGATGTCACTATCAAATCTCCTTTCTTGATCTTGCCAACCACTCTACATGGCACACGACCTTGCAGTGCTATAAGATTTTTATGTCCAGGGCATGCACCATTCATGGTATAGCCAGCTGTGTCGCTGACCACTCCTGCAACTCTATGATCGCCATAGTTCTGAGACACGGTAACTTCTTTATCCCCACCAAATATCAACACAGTGCCTACTGCATATTCTCGGTCTCCTTCATAGTATTCTGCAAGGTCCGCAGAATAGGTTGACTGCAACTTACTGCCTGCAGTCAAGGTCCAGTTACCTGTTATGGTTCCTCCAGTGCCTGCTGCTCCTGTGGTAATCACTGGGGTGGTAATTGATCCCACAGTAATAGGTGCATTGCTGAGTCCGTTGTAGGTTCTAAACACATGAGAATCATTGTCATAGAATGTGCGCTTGTCTGTAGCTACTGTGCCGTCGCCAATTAATATACCAACGTTGTTGGCAAAACCATACAGCTGAGTATATCCACCTGTTGCAGTAGTAGTGGTATCGAGTATGGTTTTTGTGTCAATGATCAACTTTTCCATGCTGATGTATCTACCAGCAAAGTCTGCATTGACATCACGCTTGACCAATGTACTGGCAGTAGCGGCAGTTGCTTCATCTACAATAGCATAGTCGCCATCGTTGGTAGAAGTAAAGCCAATTCTTCTTAGATAGCCTGTACTGCCATTGTACTGTGATTTCTTAATTGCACCACCGTCACTAACCACTGTGCTGAACAGAACTGCGGCCACGTTGGCAGTGGCCAGCAGTGAATTACCTAATACTGTTTTAGATGCTATCTGTGGAAGGTCTGCTAAATTAATACCGTTGTCTTTTATTGTGACCCAACCGTCAGTGACGTCAAACTGCGCACTATCAAAACTGGATATACCTTTTTCTGCCTGTGTAATACTTGTGGCATTGGCTCTGGTAGTGGCAGATGACAACACCAATTTGCTCTGCACTATACCAGCAGCACTATTAATGTCTGCATTCACAATCACATTGGGATTGATCTGTGCATCCACGGTATTGGCCGTAGAGTCAATGCTGAGACTGATGTCTCCTACCATGGTGCTGTTCTGGGCAAAATCACCAGCACCAGTAAAGGTCAAAATGTCAGCACTCTTGCTAGCAGTCACAGCTACATCATTGAGATTGTTCAGTGTCAATGTTTGAAGATTTACAGCATCTGTAGGGTTTACAGGATCAGCTAGATTGAAAATCTTAAACGAGCCTAGATCCATATCTGCTTTCATAGCCAGTTGACCGTCCAATGCCATGAAGCCGCCGCTGAATGCCGGAATTACACTGCCCGCAACAACTGCAGAACCAGTATGACTTATGCCCAGTCTTCGATCAATATAGCCTCTGGTGGCATTTTCTGTTGGCACAGTATCTGTGGCGTTGTCTGCAAATGCGCTGTCTGTGGAAAATTCGCTGACAGGTACTCCTCGTTTAAAACCAAGACCATCTAGATTGCTCAGTGCAATGGCGGCTGCAAAGGTCACAGTACCTGTGCCTTGGTCAACACGGAAGTAAGGTCCCACCGAGAAATTACCAAATTGATCAGTGGTTACATAGAATACACGGCCTACATCACGTTCCTGTGTTTCTGAATCAGGATCTAGGGCATTTACAGGAGGTCCGAAAATTTCATTGGGGTAATTGGTATCTGCATAAGATCCAGTACCAATTTCCAATAGATCATGTGAGGTTACACGAGTCAATGAAATTCTAATGGTCAGTGTGCCAGACTCATCTTTTGGCACAGCGGACTTGAGTGTTGGCAGATTGGTAAAATAGATCACCGAGGCAACCAATGGAGTGCCTAGTGTTAGGAGCCCATAATTGTCACCGGTGATGAGTTCATTTTGATAGGCCTGTACAGTGTACACCACTCCTTTAAACACCAGTTTGGTACCAAGCAGTCTTCCTTCATCGGCGCTGCTGATTGGAACCACTGCCACGGTGCTGTCACCCGCTCTTCCTATCACCTTGCCAACTCTCTGAACACCATTCTGCGTGCCTGTGGTTTCAAGTGCCACTGATATAGCAGTTGCTACATCTGTTATGGTAAATGTATTTGCATCTAGAACAGTTTTAACAAAGTACAGTCTATTGGCCAATATGCCGCCAGGTAATGCACCTGTTGTGGTAAATCTAACAACATCATCAGCTACAAATCCGTGACCAACTAATGTGACTACCGCAGGATTGGCAATGCTAATTGTACACACGCTTGGTGAAGTTACAAACGGCTGTTGTGGATACAGTGAAAGGTCTATGTAGTTGTAGTTTTCTCTTAGAGTGGTTTGAGCCAATCCAAACACAATATAGGTGTGTGTGCCGCTTTGACTGCCTGAAGTATTAATGGCAGTGCCACGTCTGGTTGAAGACAGTCTAAACGTATTGGCAGTGAATCCATCTGCCTGCACAAAATAAGTTTCACCGGCAGTGAGTCCTGTTGGCAGTGCGCCCGTAGTGGCCAATGTGATTTGATAGCCAGGTTGGAGACCGTGTGCTGCTCTGGTAATAATAGCCGGTGTGCCTAGACTCACAGTAAACGTTCTTGCGCCCGCAAAGTCAGCGTAGGCTTCAAATTGCAGTACTCGATAAACTTCGGGCGACTCAGCAAGTACCAGACCAGTACTTGGACGAACAGCCACATCAACGGCATTGCCAGTTAATATCACATTGCTGTTTTGTCTAATGGTTAATGGAGTGCCGTTGGGGATTACTGCTGCAAGACCGTCTACGCCTACACCTTCCGAACTACGCAGACTCAGTCTTGCCACTCCCGCTGGTAAACTTGCATCTGTGGCAACACCCGTAATAGGATATCTAAAGATGTCTCCAAGCCCGTGATCAACTTCCAGTTCACCATTTGGCAATGGAGGATGTGTGTAATTAGTTACAAATAATTGTAGACCACCCGCGGTGTTGGCATATGAACCTGATGGAAAATAGCATTCTGCCCCCTGTGCTAGGTCATAGTACAAGGTTACTGGTGTAGGTACTTCTAATGGGTCACTGCCTTCCGCCACCAAGGCAAAATTACCATGCGCACTGGAACCACCAATTGATCGAATTTGTCCGCCACCTAGTGAATAATATGATATGTGGCAGTAGTAGGTAAACATGCTGACACATTCTGCAAGACCGCCGTTGTTAACCACAATGCCATAACCAAGGTCATTGATCTGCGTGAAGTCGTTGCTCAACATGCTTCTGTTACCCGGCATTAACACTTCGTAGACGTTGGCATTTTCATTGATAAATGTTATCACTGAATCTTGCACAAGAGTTTTATTTGCCACAATGGTGCTACGTGCAGACACGCCTGCTGCCAAATAGGCATAGGCAGTCAAGTCAGGCAGTGTTTCTGCTGCGGCTGATCCAACACCGCCTGTAAGTATGGCACTTACATTGGTAAACAGTGTTTCTATAACTGTTTCGATAGCAGCATCGCTAGGTGTTCCAGTCACTCGAACTGTGGCAGAATAAGATACCGCGGGTGCAAGGTCAAGTATGACCTGTTTGGCCACATACTTGGCATGATCGATACCTGCGGCTGTTGCTGCCTGTATCAGCACAGGTATCTGCAGCACCACAGCATCGCCTACGCCATCCCAATATTTCAAACCTACTTTACGTGTTTCACTGTTGCCACCATAGATGATGTCATAAATCAATGATTCAATGGCATACTCTATATCTCTCGCAAAGTCATTAAAAGTAAGTGCTGGATATGTTGTGGCAAGATACCCCACTGCTTGATCTACGATGTAGGTAATATTGGCCTGTAACAGTGTTTTGGCATTGGCTCTATTAGCTGCCAATCCAGGAGGAGAGGTAAAACTCAGCGCAGGAGCAAATATAGGACCCTCTCTCACTATGTTGGCAATGATTGTTTTACTGCTGGCCACCACTGCCTGTGCTGTGGGATAAAGTTCAAGATAGGTGCTGGCATCATCGTGAGCCTGTTCAATGGCTCTTACTGTGAGATCCAATTGATCATTGATTACTACAGCAGCACTGGCCAGTCTATAGACAAGTCCAGAACGTCTGGCATGATAGTTGGTACTGAATACTATGTCATAGCCAACTCCATCAAGAATCAATCCCACATCTCTTCGACATATAGCTTCATTGTAACTGAATAGTGCAAACGGCCACGGTGTGGTTTCATCCATGACAAATGACGCAGTTGAGCCTGCCACATTGAATGTGTAGTCTCTAACATAGTTGATTCTGTAGATTGTGTCGTCAACAATAAATGATCCAGGCAGTTGAGGTAATCGTTTTAGATCGCCAACACGTAGGAATGTGTCCGAGTCTTTGCTGAGAAGTTTGAATTTCAAGTTGCCAGTAAAGCCGTCAATGTATTGACCACCGGCAAACGTTTGTCTACCTGTGCTGCGGGAGAACGATGCACATTCTTGTGCATATGGAGATTTAGCAAGAATTTGTCCTTCTGGATCGAGTACCATGGCAAATCCACCATGCCCTTGGAATGTTATGGCCTGTGCTCTAGTTGCGTCATTGCACAACAGTACATCCATTTCGTTGTTGTTTTTTGGGAAGTTGATATTACTGCTGCCCACGCCATCGAGGATATCTAGCACAACGTCAAACAAGGCACCCAATACACCTCCTATACTGACAGCATTACCACCTGAAGTATATGTGCCAAAGGCAGCACCATTGACGGGAATGGTTAGTAGAGCGTCGCTGTAGATGTAAAAACTTGTGGGGTCAATAACATCTACGTAATAGTCATTGCCGTTTATTTCTGTAGTGCCTCCAACAGTGCTGATCAGTATTTGGTTGCCGTCAACTAATCCATGAGGTGTGCCAGTGGTAATGGCCATAGGATTGGCATTGGTAACACCTGTAATATTGAATGAAGTCCCAGTGGTTCCTGTTTCAGCCACGTAGGCACCATCTACTATTTGTGAAACGGTCTCTTGGAAAAGTTCCTGTATCGGCACATTTCTAACTACCAGTTGGGCCAATGTTCCTACTCTGCCAATTGCTGCAAGGGTCTCAGATCCCTGGGCACCAATTGCAATCAATCCGCTGGCAGATCCAAAGTACTTCAATGCCGCAGATATTGTTCTATTGGCGCCGCCGTATTTCAAATCGAATACCATGGCATCTAGCAGTAGTCCAATATCTCTTTCACAGAGATCCGCGTTGTATAAAAAACTGGCAGTGAATGGTGCAATTTCATTGTCGATTTGATCGGTAATCCAAGCTATGACTTCTCTTTGTATAAAGGTTCTGTTCAAGGTCAACAGTTGAGCCGCTGCTCTATAGGATCCTCTATTGTCAACTAACGGATACACAGGTTCATCTGTGGCCTGTAGATAATGGTAACCAAATAGTCTGTCAGTTAATGTGATCTGATCAGTGCCCACTACTCCCACAGTGAGATCTCTTCTGAAATACAAGAAAGCCCATGGGCTAGAACTTATACCGGGTTTTGGTCTTATGATACAGCGTCTGAATTCATCACCAACTATAGAGACGTTGGCCGGCACTCTTAGGGGTAGATTTTCTTCGTAGACTCCGCTTTCAACTAGAACACTCAATTGAACATTTTTCTGTACATCACCATATGATATAACTTCACCAATTTGGAATGTACCAAATTTGAGATCAACGTCAAAAATTTCATCACCTGATGAGTCCAGAGCGCCTGTGTGTCCAAGTATTTGAGCCAAGGCTCCTGATGTCTCGCCTCTTAGGAAAAGACCCTCTCGTATATCTCTGCTTCTAATAGCACTAGGAGTTGATGTAGAGTAGTCTCCAGTAAAGTCTGTGCGATAGCCTCCGGTTTCTATGAAAAATCTAGGAAGAGATACCGTGACCACCGGCTGACTGGTAAATCCAGATCCTTGATCTGTAACTGTGATACTGATCACACCGCCACTTACCACGTCGGCAGTGCCGAACGCTCCTGCACCTCCACCACCTGATATTCTAACAGATACTAGACCAAATCCACTGCCACTTGCATTTACCACCACGTTGTTGACCTTGTAGGTCAAATCCAGAGTGGCCAACTGACCATTGTCGCTGTCATCTGTGGTTGCTACATTGGTATTGCTAGGAGGTAATACAGTGTATACTCCAGAGGACACAATGCGGAATGTTAACACGCCACCTGCTTCTGTTGTAGATAATATCTGTAGTCTAGCTGGTTCGCTGAATGTTCCTCCAACCACAGTTAGTATATCGCCAACTTGATAGTTCACGCCCACCACATTCAAAACCACAGTGTCAACACTCATTAGGGCACTGCCGCTGAATCCTGAACCGCT